CACGTAGCCATGATGTTGAGTATGTACTCATATGCTTCTGCAAGAGACAACGCCATGCTTGACAACTGCCCTTGTTCTGCACTCCTGTGGATTTTTGCTGTTTCCGCAGACTCTATTCCTTTCGGGTCGTTCTGGAGCATTCTTCCAGCTATCACAGACAATGCATCAACTTTTGCACTCATTGCACTCTTGATTGATTCAAGCCCGTTGCCCTTGTACTCCAAGAAGAAAGCATTGGCTCCCTGTCCGTTCAACAGCAACGCCCTGTTCCCACCCAATGCAATTTCCGTATTCGCATCTGGGTCTGCATCATATCCGATGATTACAGGAGTAGGGCTTCCTGTGATATTCAATGCATTTTCATAGTCTGCACTGTTTATATAGTGTGCAAGGTTCAGGTCTACTGCATCATTGAGAATAGGGTATGACAAGTCTTCTGATATGCCCTTTGCAGTGAGGAAAAAACACGGAATGTAATCAAGTGTTTTTCCGCCAACCATGAATATGATGTCGTCACCCACCTGCTCAAAATCGGTCTTACCGTCGCCCTTCTTTCTGCTTTCGTTCGTTTCCTTTGCTCTGAACAATCTGATTCTGTATCTGGGTTTTGTCTCTGGAAGCGGGTTGCCTTCTTCGTCCATTGCAAACACCAAATCAAGAACCCTGTACTGTTCGTATTCATCCAGTGAGAATTCATCATCTTCCGATTGCTCTTCTATCGTCTCACGTATGATTACTTTTGTAAGAGTCTTCTTGTTGTTCACTATCTCAAAGTTCCAGTTGATTACATCTGATGCCTTGTAATAGATTCCATAGGGTCGTATGTTCATTCTTTCAACATCGGCTTGTGACAATACTCCATTTGTCTCGGTCCTTGGATAATCGAGCAACAGGACGCTTCGGTAGTTCAGGAGGATATCCCTGTTTGATTCCTTTATTGCTGTTCTCAGTGATTTGCCGCTGAATGTGAAGTTGTCAATGATTTCCTGCATCTGTGCCGGCACTTCAGTTTTCACGTTCTTTCGAAACAACTGTTCATTGAGTCCATCTGTCACTTTTCTTACATAGTTGTAGTAGACTGCTCTTTTCAGATATTGGTTGTACTCAAGCTCTGTCTGAACCTGCAACAAGCCCCTGCTCCTGTCATCCGCTGTGGTTGTATCATAGTGCATGATGTGACCGCTGAGCCTAGGAAGATACTTGTCCCCTTTGCTTTTCACTGTCTGCTGTCCTTCATACGCATCCAAGCACTTCTCCCAAACAGCTACAAATTTATCGTATAATTCATGGGTTGTATCAACTGCCATTTGCTTTGTCTCCTATCGTTCTTGTTAATTATACAACATGCACGTTAATGCAGATTGTATCTCTGCATCTGCGACCTTGTTATGATGAACAAGCAGAAATATCTCACGGCATCTGCAAGGTGGTCTTCTGCTTCTGTGTCTACATCGTCTGGATTCTTCTCATCTCTTGGAAGCAATCTGATGGTTCTTATCCAATCCCTGCATGTGTCGAAGAAGTAAATGTGCGGAGTTTCCTTGTCATCATTGTTTGATGCTTCCAGCTTGTCTCTCAGCAACTGCCACCCTGTTACTCTTGTACCCGGTGCCTTGTTGCTGGGAAGGAATATGCTTGCACTCGTGCTCTCGTTGTTGTAGTACGCCTTGCTGATTTTCCCTGCTATATCCTCCCCGTCTGATTCACTGCCGAAAATGCTTGCATCAGCAGGCCCCTTGTATATCTTGTCTATGTCATACAGTTTCTTGAGCTTCTCTTCACGTTCTTTTATTCCTCTTCCAAGCTGGATGTTGGTAAGCTTCAGTCCTTCATTCGGCTTGCCTGTGCATCCGTACCATTCACCTATTGCAATAGCTGTTCCTCTAGGGTATATCTTTCTTTCACCCTCGTTCGTAATAACCATTGTTCCATCACTTACTGCAAACCACATGAGAGCGAACGGAGCAGACAAGCCCCAGTCGAACGTCCTGTATACTTTCCAGCTTCTCGGAATTGCAAACGGCTTTATCACATGCACTCTTGGATTCCACAAATCATCAAACATACCTCCAGCCAATATATCCCAATCACCGTCAAGCCAAGCCTTTCTGATTGCCTCGTTGCCGTTCTGTGCAATCTTCAATGCATATGTCGGGTCAGCCTCCATGAGAGCTTTGTTTTCCTTTCTGTCTGATTTTATGTGTGTCCTCTTTGTAACCATGTCCTCGGTGGCTGGCACTCCAAGCTCTATCAAATCTTCTTTCTTGATTACTTCCTTGATTATCTTTCCAGCAGGAGCGGCATCGATGAATCTGGATTTCACCCAGTTGTGCCCGCTGTTTCCACTCAGCCAGAATTTGCCTTTCTGGTCAATGAAGAAGCATCCGGTATCTTCTACAGTAAGACAATATACTTTTCTATTTTCAACATTGTTTGTTATACTTTTACGCTTGTCCAATTCAAAATTTATGTTTTTCTTGGATAAAAGTATGTCAAAGTTACTTATAGTACAAGTTTCTGGTAAATCTTTGTATTGTTTCAACTCAAATCCATCTGCTGTTTGCATCGGCAATCTATGGTCATCTGTGAATTCCATGCCGTTGTAATTGATTATGTCACCGCTGTACTCATATGAAATGGTATCAGTTACCCTCTTGTATGCAGTATCACCATTCTCCCACGACAACACATAATCACCCACTTCAACACACTGGATGGGAGTAAGTCCTTTTCTTGTAACAACATTGCCGTATGGAACACATCCCCACGGATTGCACGTGCTTACATATCTTCTTATTACTCTCTTGTCAGGGCTTCTGCACACAGACATCATCATCATATACAAATCTGATGTAGCCCAGTTCGTCAGTTCTTCCCAACCTACAAACGGATATTCATGTCCGTGATACGACCAATAATCATCAACTGTTCTTGCATGACGAAAATACAGGATTTCTCCTGTCTTGAAATGCCATGCATGGTCTGACTTATTGTATACCGCATCTGGAAATATCTGGTAAAACCATTTCTGCGATTTGCTGATGATGTCTTGCAGGTTCGGGAACGTCTCTCTGAATATGATTCCTTTCCAGCTTGCTCCCCATCCTCTTCCTACATGCTGAGCAAACATCATGAGAAGCACATCGGTCTTTCCTCCACCTCGATTTCCGTGAATAAGGATTTCAAACAATGAATTTGGAGCTGTCATAGCTTTAACTTGTGCTCCTGCTTGAGGTTGCCAGATTATCTTTTGTGTTGTTTCAGCCATATAGATTGTTAGCCCTCCTTACAAAGTTATCTTTCTTTACTTTTATTAAGCACATTATTAAGCAATATTAAGCACAAGTTGTATACAAATTTTTTATTTTGTATATGACATTCCCGTTTTGATAGCAAGTAATCAATATCTCCCATCATTATTTATTAAACAATATTAAGCAGATTTTAAGCATGTTTACATCATGCCAAGTTCTTTATAATATTCCTTGATTCTTCTTCTCCTTTCTCCTCTCGACATCCACCAGAAAGCGTTCGGTGATGTTTGCTTCCTGTTTCTCTTTTTGTATGCTCTCTGTATTGCTATGTTGTCCCTAATCATCTGAATCAGTTTCATGCTCTTTCCTTCTTTCTGTTTATTTTCCAGTAGATAAAACACAATTTAATTTGTACTGATAGCTATGTTGTGTTTATGCTTGATATCCGAATAAATTATCTATCGTTTTCTTTCCTTGAACGATATCTCCCAATGTAAAATACAGTTTGCTCCAATCAAAGAACGGTCGTTCTTCATATATCGGCAACAATGGTGCACCATAAGCCATATCATCTATATACATATGTGCAAATACTTTATTACTTTGAGTCCATTTGTATTGTGTCGGGTTTTCGTTCACCGCATAAAACTGTATGCCTTTGAACTCGCAGTAATCTACAGCTTCCTGTAATTCCTTTCCGCTTCTCATTGTGTACAGTATTAGGTTAATCCCCAGTTGTTGCATAAGCTTCATGCTCTCAAATGCATATGGCACTGGTGTTCCTATCCTTGGATATTGGTGTGTGACTATCGTTCCATCAAAATCTATTGCTATAAACATTTTATTACTCCTTCATTCCAATGAATTTGTACACCGCTTGTTTCTTTCTCTGTTCTCTCATTCCTGCATCAAATGCCTTGTCCACTGCCTGTGATACTGCATAGGATACAGCATCCCATTCCTCTTCACTGAAATAATGGCACACTGTCTTGTTTATCTCATCCAGAAGTTCATCATAGATTCTCATTTTTGCTGTATATGGTTTCATGTGTTTTTATTCCTCAATTCAGCTATGATTTCTTCTGCTGTCTTGTCTGTTCCGTCTACTGCTATGAATGGTATTTCTTCTGATTCTATCTTGTTTTGTTCCAATTGTTTATGTATGGATTCATTCAATTTTGCTTCTTTTTGGAACCTTTCATCAGCTTCTGCA